GTTGTGATGTTGAGGTATTATTTAACATACTTTTAGTTAAATCTATACCATTTTTATTATATTTAAAAGCTGTATCTCTAATATATTGACCAATACTAAAGGGCATTACTAAATCATCATTATATCCACTTTGTGCTTCTGCTCTACCATTTTTCCAAATAAAAGTTTTCATTTCAGAAATTAATCTATTTGAACGGATAATAACACCTTTGTCAGCTATTGCTTCTTGAAATTTATTTATACAAATAGGTCTAGTTCTTGAAGACATTGTAAAGCCCGGTGTCATTTTTGATGTATCTATATATTCATTAAAGTAAGAATCTGATGTAATATTTCCACCTTTAGGAGAATAATACATATTTTGATATCCCCTATCTATAACAGTTTGAATTGTGTTCCATCCTATGCTAGCATTTTCAATAACTAATAAGGCATTATTATATTCTGTAGCAATACCCACTAATAAATGACCAAATTCTTTAGTATCTATCTTACCTTTATATTCTCCAACCTGAGTGTTATTTTCAATATCTAATATATGAAAGGCAGAAAAATCTTTTCCATCTCCTCTAGCTACATCAGCTATTATAGCATATCCTCTAGAATAATCAGCAGATTCCCATATCCATAAATTTTTATCAGCGCCTCTTTTTTCTAAGGGTTCAGAAATATATGTTTGTTTGTAAAATTCTACAAATTCATTATAAAATACAACATCACCTGATGTGCTAAAATTACAATCACACTCTTGAGCTGCTAATCTAGGATCACCTAATAAAACATCTTGTCTATCTCTCCATTCTTGATTTCTTTCTGGATGGACATACCATGGAAGTTTTATAGGAAGAAAATCATTACCATCATCTAATCCACCTTCAGCAGATTCCCACATTTGATGAAACCAATTTCCAGTACCATAAGGTGTAGATAAAATAATAGCCCCACCACCAGTAGCTAAGGTTTGTTGTGCAGAACCCCATGTTTCCTTAATATTATCTATAAAAGCTGCTTCATCAATAATTAGTAATGAAACGGCTTCTGAACGTGCGGCGTCACTATTAGAAGATTTAGCTTGTATTTTTGACCCATTTTTAAGTCTTAAAGATAATTTATTATTTTCTACAGAATCTACTTTTAGCCATGAAGGTAAATTTTCAAACATAAATTGAACTTTAGCTACTAAATTACGAGCGGTTGCTTGAGTAGTTGCTAAAGCCAATACATTTTTATTTTCTTGAAATATCATTAACCATAAGGCATAACCTGCACTTAGTGTTGATAAGCCTAATTGTCTTGATTTAAGGACTATACTGTATGGATTTTCTTCAAATAAAGTTAATACTTTTTCTTGAAATTTATATAAGCTAAATTGGATTTTACCTCTTTGTGGGTGTTGGATATAACAATACTTTTTCATAAAATACACAGGATCTTGAGCGCATTTTACAAATTCCTCTCGGATAATATGTTTTATATCTTTTTCCATTTATTTTCCTAACTTCCAATACATTTTTCCTGAGAGTATTATGTTAAAGTCTTGATTTAATCCTAAACCTACTCCAATACCTATCTTTTTTCTACCTGTATATAAAATTTCTCCACTAACATTAGTTAATTGAGAAGTAGTTCCACTAGCTCCAATTCCTAAATAAAATTTTCTTTTTCTTACAATTGAATCTCTAGTTATAATTGTTGTTGGTATTAAAAGATCATATTCTATACTTCTACTTTTTATTTTATTTTGTGTTATTGTATCTTTAATTCTAATAGTAATACTATCATTATATAATGTATCAAAATAACTATAAGAAGCAAAGTAGTCTTTTAAAATATCTAAGGTATCTATATTTTTATAAATAAAAGTATCTTTATACTCTGTTCTTACTTTCCATTCAGGAATATAAACAGGTATTTCTTTAGTAACAGTATCCCATTTAGTTTCTACTCTTACAACTACAGGGGTATCAATAGGAGATGGTGTTTTCCATCTTTTCCATGGTAGTTGAATTGAGTTTGAAGAACAGTAACTAAGAAGTAATATTACTAGTATTAATAGAATAATTAATACGGTTTTTATATTTCCAAAAAAATTTTTCAAATTATTTTATTTTTTTAACTTTATCAGCTATGTCAACTTTAATCTTAGCAAATTCAGTTTTATAAGCTTCTTTATCTAAAACTTTATTAGATTTATCTAATATTCCTTTCTTTTGAAGATCTTTTAAGGCTGCTTTAAGCATTTTCTTTCTTTCTTGATCTTGAAGTTTTGTTAAACCTTCATCTCCAAGTCCTGAGGCTGCTAAATCTCTTAATTCTTTATTTGATGGACCACCATCTTCAGGATCAACATAATATTTTTTCTCTAATTTAGATACTGTTGATCTTTTCTTACTTTTAGGAGTAGTAGTTTTTCCACTTTTATCTTTCTTTTCTTTTTTAGGCTTGTTAGGATCAGCTTTTGGACCTCTTTTAACTTTTTCAGCTTCAATAAAATCAGCTAAGTCTTTTTCAAGTACTCCTCTAGATTTAGGATTGTTATAAGAAGCAACATCCTTACCTGTTTCCTTAGAAAGTTCTTTATAATCAATTTCTCCTTTCTTTTCTAAAGTATCTAAAGTATTGTATAGAGCTGTTCCTTCTTTATATTTTTCTTTTTCTTTTTTAAGAGCGGCTTTAGCCTCAGCTTTATCACCTTTAACTTTATAGAAAGTAGCCATTTCATTTACAGCCATTTCATTTAATGCTACACCACCTGGACCATATTTGTCAGGATAATTTTTATGTAACATATCACCATAAGTCATTTCACCGGAACCTCCTCTTTTTATTTGCATAGCATCTTCTATGTCTTGCATTTGATCTGCATATTGATCAGCTATAGGACCACCTTCTGGTTCAGCTTCTTGCTCCATGTCTCTCATAAACTGGTCATACATGGCTTGTAATTGCGGTAATGAATTTCTGCCTGCTAACTCTCTAGCTTGCATTGATCCTTCTTTTATTACTTTTTCAATCTCTTCACGGATGATTTGAACTATACGAGTTTTCTTCATGATTATTTTTAGTTATAAATATTACAGACTAAGCGTCTGTTTTACTTTATTAACACGTTCCTCAACAGAACCATTTAATTCTATTAAGTTTTTAATATAACCTTTTTTTTCTTTAATAATTTTTTTTATTTCTTTATTTACAGATTTTCTATATTCAGGATCAGTAGTTCTAACACCATTATCTTCAATATCTATCCCATCTGGGGATATGTAAAATATATAGTCATATTCTTGTAGTAAGTCATGACATAGATCATTAAATTTTAAACTAAATGTAAAAGGTATTGTTTTAGCTAAAGCTGTAAAGGCCATTACATCAATAACAGTACGATCTGTAATTATATTTTTATCATATAATTCAGAACATCTTTCTGCTAAGAATATAATTTGTCCTTTAGTAGTGCTATCAGTGTTAAGTGGGATACCTAGATCTCTAAGATATTTAGAACGTTCTGTTTTAAAATTATAATTTTTAAATTCAGGAAGTTCTTTTAACGCATTAACTAGTGTAGTCTTTCCTACACTCATTGTTCCAGTGAAACCTATTCTCATACTATAAATATAACTATTATTTTTGGCTAATCCAAACTTTTATACATTCTCTACATAAAGCATAAAATCTTCTATAATTTCTTTTTCATATGTTGAAGATTCATTTAGTTGAGTTTCAAGTATAAGATTACCATCACCCTTTGCCTCAACCAATAATCCTTTAATTGGAGATAAAACTGACTCTGCTAATAGAAATTCTGTTTCCTCTCCATAATCATCTACATCATTTAGATATAGATTAATGTATTTATTTAAATTTTCGTTGGTAAGTTTCATATATCATGTTTTTAATTTTCTTAATAACTTCTCCAATTTTTTCAATTTGACCATTTAACCATTTTAGTCTTTCTCCAAATCTTCTTCCTTTCATAGGTTCTTCTATGTTTTCTTCAGGAATGTATTTAGCTAATGGTTTTATATATTCGGTTCCTGCTAAAAATATAAAAGTATCTCTTTCAGGATTTATTCCCTCTGATTTAATTTGTCCAAGTGTTTTTTCTCCCCATTCTTCTTTTTCACTCTTACTCATTTCCTTAAGAGTTAAGTCATATGGTTCTAACATTTTTGTTAATGGTGTTAGATTGTGTTTAGCAGATAGAATATACATTTTATCTGGTCTAAGTGACTTTCCATACTCTAAAGTTTTTCTAAACATAGGTGAGGCTGAGTATAAGTCTTGTGCTTGAGAGGGTTTATCAAGTTTAGATTTAGTACAACTAAGAAATACTATTCGGGCCATTTTCTAATTTTATTATAAATATTAAGCTTCTATAGTGTTCATCCATTCATGTGAATTTACCATATCATTTAAAATGCTTTCAACGGTATAAATCGCTTGTGCTCCGCTTACTGTAATACCTCGAGCAGATAAAGCATCCCCAACAAAATGCACATTAGGATATTTAGTTAAAGATAAGTCTTTATGATCCACTAAAGGTTCAGGTGATAAATATTTTACTTCTGGCATGTAGATACCCCAATCATTTCCTAATGTTGGAAATACTTTTTTCATATCCTCAATAAAATCTTCAATGTATAAAGCATGGTCACCTATTGCTTCATATAATACATCTATACTATTTACTACTTTACATCCTACATAATCACCTTCTGATGTTTTGGAAGGTACTCTTTGTGAAGGTGAAAAATATGTTCCTACCCCATCAACTTGTAGTTTTTTAACAGCCTCTCTTGACCAATCAAATGGTTTATCTATACCTTTAATTTCCATTAAGATACCAAAATTAGTCATGTTATTTCTAAATGCTTCATCTTTTTTAGCATGACCATTGTAACTTACATCGCCATAAGTGTGTTCCGCAGCAACATAAGCGGCGTTATTGTTTGTACAAAATGAGCGAAGTGATACGCCTTTATCATCAAATTTTCTGTATAATTTAAAATCATAACTTATGTCTATTAGTTTTTGGAAATGTTCTTGTGGTGCTTCAAATCTAACTCCAATTTGAACTGCTTTTGGTTCTGTAGGTAATTCATATTGTTCAGCTAATTTTTTACCAAAGTCAATACCTGATTTACCTACACCAAATATAAGTTTATCATATTTTTGAGTCCAATCACCATTACCATTTATCTCTGTATATGAAATAAAATTTTCTTTAAAATCAATGTTAGTGACTTTATTTTCCCAAATAAATTTTACACC